GGTAGATCGGCAGTGATCATCTTAGCAGATGATTCGGTGCAAGATGTTGCGATTCTGAGTGTGCAAGCGGGGGTGAGTGTAACTCTCCAGCAAGCAACATTCTTTGCTATTCCGGCGGGTAGTGCAATACTTCCCTTGGCAACGGGATACTTGTCAGGAAGTCCACGTTTGCGTGATAGCATGGTTGAACATGAGGAGACGGAGCTGAAGTTTGACTTCCTCTCGACGGAAGATATAGCGTTCACTGATGCAGAGTTTGCTGCAGATCCGTTCTTTGAGAAGCATCCAATTGACGGCCTCTTGGTCATGACTGACCCAAATGTCGCGACTTCGAGTACTTATCAGCATGGTCTAATCCAGAAAAGAACCCGAACTGACAGTGGAGTGGGTGAACTAGATGTCCATCCGCAAGATGATCTAGCTATACCAGATAGACCAAAGGGCGTATTCTTGCACAACGCCTTTACGATTTGGGAATGGAAGAAATTGGTTCACTATCTAAGAGGTTCGTGGAAACCCTTCTACCTGCCTACATTCCAGAATGACCTACCGGTAGCGGCGCCCGGATATGATTTGTCATCGACGGCAATCATCGTCGAGTTTGTTGGAGTTACAGGAGTTGGCTTTGAAGCTCCATATAGAGACGTCTTGATTGAAGTCTTGGATGATGGCCGACAGTTTGTAAGGAGAATAACAGCTCTTATAGATAACGGCAATGATACCGAGACGGTGTCATTGAACGCTTCGGCAACGGGGACCCCAGAAGTCATACCTCCAGACAACATCAGAGTCTCCTATGCTATGCTGGGTAGGATAGAGGGAGATGTAGTGACTTTTGTGCATGAATATCTTGGAGAAGCCAACGTAAGAATGAGGTTTAAGGGAACAACTGAATGAGTTTTGACCAATTCGAAACCTCAGATGGTCGCCCGGTAGAGTTGTACGATTTTACTATAGGGGGAACACTGCTTCGGCGAACAAATGCAGTCACAGATGTGATTATAGGTTCTACCACGTATGAGTCTTTACCGGCTCTGTCTCGAACGCACCCTCAGATGAATACGGAGCTAACTTCGGGAGAAATAACCATCAATGTCCCGAAGGACTTTCCAATAGCAGCTCAATTTCGGCTTACTCTTCCAAGCAACCTCCCTAATGTAACTATTTTCAGGATGCACTTGAATGATCCAGCAGAACAGCAATTAGTTGTTTGGCAGGGAGAGGTAGTCAACTGTAAGTTTGGGGATAATACGGCTCTGTTGTTTTGCCAACCAGTCACAAAGATTTTTGACAAGCCTATTCCTTCCCGTACTTTCTCAGCGACTTGTAACTGGCAGTTATACGGAAGAGGTTGCTTAGTCGTACGAGCGACTTATACTAAGACAACTACTATTGCTTCGACATTGCCGAACGGACAGACAATGACGATTACCAGCTTGAGAGCCCTTGCAGTAGAGATAAATGTCTCTGAGTCATTGGGGCTAACATCGGATGAGCTAGACATCTTCTGGAATAAAGGCATGGTGGTCATAACAGGATCACCAGGTGAGAGAAGGTCGATCGTGCAAGCGGATATTGGTGGGGATCCAGATGTAGTCCGCATTAACCGTCCGTTTGTAACAACTGGCTTAGCAGGAACAGCGATAGACGTGGTTGCAGGATGTAATCACAATATAAACGGGGATTGTTCTCGGAAGTTCCTCAATACTCCTGAGTTTGGCGGCTTCCCAACTGTACCGCTGCTAAATCCCTTCGCGATAGAGCTAGATCAGGGCGGTTCTGCAAACGCAACAGCAAGAACTACTCCCACATTTGGGGGAGGAAGACCGTAATGGCTTTTTGGTTTATGTTCTTGATGTGGCTCGGTACGAGCATAGCCTCAGCTCTGCTCGCAAAGCCACAAGTTGAGAATGCAAGAGCCTCAGGGATAGACGACTTCCAAGTCCCGTCAGCAACTGAAGGACGACCAGTACCTATTATAGTAGGCAAGGTGAGGATGGCAGGTCCCAACGTAGCTTGGTACGGAGATCTGACAACAATAGCACTGACAGAGAAAGTGGGCGGTTTTCTAGGAATCGGTGCGAAGAAGGTCACCACGGGGTACCAGTATTTCATTGGCGTTCAGATGGTCATTTCCTCAGGTCCGATAGATGGTTTCGATCGGATTTGGATGGCGGACAAAGAGATATATAATGCAGGAGAGACATCAAGCAATGTAGCTGTACAGGATTTAGAGTTCTTTGGAGGAGAGAATAGCGGAGGCGGAATTGATTTTACACTACAGTTCTTTAACGGTGCTGATCTTCAACCCGTTAGCACTTACTTGGCTAGTCAAATAGCACTGGCTCCTCGTTATCAGAATATCTGCTATTTTATATTGAATGATGGAGGCTCCGGTCCAGGTTTAATAGGTAATCAAGCAACTCTAAGAAACCTTGCATTCGAAGTATTCTGGTATCCGAATTCCTTGGCTGTAACAGGCGGCAAAGAGAGAATCGGGGATGATGCCAATCCAATCTGCTTTCTGTTTGAGTTACTGACAGTCAATGATGACTGGGGCATAAACATGCCCATTGGTGATATTCTGATCGATGGTACAGTAGAGGAGGGTGCGCTGAGAGCTACAGCGGAGCAAATAGCTGACGAGGAATTGGGCTTTAGCATGGTGATCGACAACGTCATGACTGCTGCGGACATGATCAAGGAGATCGAAAGGCACGTTGACGGGAAGTTCCGACTGGATCTGACGGACGGGAAGTATAAGATCCAACTAGCTCGACCAGAATTGGGAGTCGTCCCCTCTTTAGACGAGACGAACATCGTTTCCTTAGACGACTTCTCCAGACCTACTTGGTCAGAGACCTTCAACCAGGTTAGAGTTTCATATTCTGACAGAGCAAAAGAATATGATCGAACGTCTGCGATAGATCAAGATTTAGCTAATCTTGACATTCTTGGTGGACGGGATCGTATTCATAGTATGTCTTTTCCAGGGGTAAAGACTGCAGCGACCGCAAACAAGATAGCAGCTCGGGAAATGTTTACCCTAGGATCGCCATCCGCGAGAGTCAAGCTCAAGGTTAAGGGAGACCAGTACGCTCTATTCGTAGGACAGGCGGTAACGTGGTCATGGGCAGATCACGAAGTGGTAGACATGCCAATGAGGATAAGCCGCCTCACCTACGGTAGAGATATTGAAGCAGAGATGTCCATCGATCTGGTTGAGGATGCCTTCCGGCTGGAGCCACCTGGGTTTACTGATCCTCCGGTCACTGATTGGATTGCTCCAGTAGTGGACGCTGTTAACCTTCTTCGTGGAAGACTCTGGGATCCTCCATTCCAACTCCAGTCAGCTGTGACGACTCCTCCACCCACAGTTGTGTTGGCTGCTCGTGATGGCGGCCTGCAACTTGAGTACGATGTCTACATTGATTTCGATGGTGGTGGTCAAACGGGGGACATGGTTCTAACGAATCCTAATCAGTCAGACTTTAATCCGATAGCTGACTTACAAGGTGCGATATTTTCTGATCTGGATGGACCGCCACATTACACAGATACAATTACTATAGATGGCTTGATCGACATCACTCCGTTTTCTGTTGTAGATAACGCTGCTCCATCGCTTAGCGGCTTCATGGAAAACCTCCTCCTCATTGATGATGAGTTGATGTACTATGAAGCAGCAGTTGATAACCTTAATGGGAGTGTAACTCTAAGTACTGTCAATAGAGGAGTACAAGGCACCATACCAGCGGATCATGCAGATGATGCTCAGGTGTGGTTCCCGACACTAGGTGGTGCTTTAATACAAGATCCTGCTTCTAGTATTCCAACCGCTAACCCTATTAGAGTAAGGGTAACACCACGTACAGCGACAGGCACTCTAGCCATTGCTGTTGCGGATAATATTCCACTTGCATCCGATTTTACAGCAGAGACCACCAAAGCCTATGCGCCTAGAGATCCTGAGGTTAATGGAGAGAAGTTTATTGATCAGGATTGGACAAGAACATCAGCGACCTTGCGAGTTACGTGGACTAATAGTAATCGTTTCGGTCAGCCCCTTGGTACTACGCAAGAGGATCCAACACCACTAAATGGCATAGCACCGCAAACATTTGTTAGAGCATTCGTTAGGCGTGTGGATACTGATGCCACTGTTGCATCAACATTAGACGCAATTGCCCAAGTGTTTAACGCAACAGATTTCTTGATCGTAACGGTAGAGGGTGAAATTCTAGATCAAGGCGGTGTCCTTGGAGCCGGTGGCACTATTGCAGAACTTGATCACTATATCATACTGAATGCTGCGGGATTGTCTGCTGGAGTCTCGCAGCAATGGCAGACACCTGACTTTGAGGTATTCGGCTTTGGGATAGGCTTCGGCGAAGAATTTGGCGGGCAAGCGGAGGCCGCCGATCCAAATACGGGTAGGATTCTTGATCAAGGTGCTGCGCCTCTTGTCATCCCGCCCACCCCAGCAAGTGAGATAGCAAATCGCCTGTATCAACTGAAGATAAGAAATGACCCGATTTCATCTGGAGTCCCAGGTGTAATCGGTGGAGATGAAGAAACACAATGGACACTCAAGGGCTTCGATGCCACCGAGCAGCTTAATTATCAAATAGGCTCAGTACTGCAGGGAGCTGACTTCCCCACGGAACAGGAGGTGGCTGAGGAAGTCTTTAGAGTAATTCAACAAGCGATAACCCCAATAGGAACCTTGTCGTTCACGGCCACGTACGACGTTCCTACCAGTACTATTGACATGCGGGGTACCCAGGGTAGTACTATGCGACTGGAGGCTAGAATTCAAAGACCACCAAGTAGTGGTCGTCTTCTGCTCTTTACGCCACCTCAAATCGTTGAAGAGGCGTTCGGGTTCGCGTCTGGTACAAGAGGCGAGTTCTTCATGGACTTCGTTCAACAGTCGGTTGATCCGCTTACAGGAGTAACTATTGAATCCCAGGCGCCCACTATTAGTGACGCTTATAATACGCAGAATATTCAACAAGCGGGGGTTACTTTCGTAGCTTTGACAAGAGGAGGTCAGGCTTTAATAGATCAAATTGAAGTCGTACCCTTCACAGGCGTAGGTGTTAGTAGGAATACAATTGGTTTCGGGTTCTTCATTAATACTCCATCTCCGACTACTGGTGCTTACGATGAACAGTTTTCTGATATACTTGCAAAACTCCAAGACTCACCGATCGGTAATTTGTTTGAAGGTTTTGTTGGCCTCCTCCCTGGTGGTCTTCAGACTCGCACAGGAATTGTTATAAAGCCTGTTCAAGATCTCTCGATGAGGATAGGTTTTCATAATGGCTCAAATATCACTCCCTTCCAATTGATTACCCAAGAAAGTGTGATGGCTGAGAAGGCGGGTCCGATAGCGCAGACCTCTGCGTTCGCCTATTCGTCGGATGCTACTGTATTTGGAGGACCAATGGCAGAACAGGTACTGCAGGCAATTATTAATGACGAACAGTTTTCGGCACCCGTTGATGCACCAGGCGGTTCATTTCAAGTGGATGCCGCTGCACAGGTTCTCATTGATGCTATTAATGCTAGCGGCCAGCCTGTGTCAGCACAACCTGAAATATTTGACTTCCGAAACCCAAACCGCTTTACCGTAACTCATGATACACCGGGGAACACAGCTACTTTTGATGCTCAGATGTGGTCCGGCCTTGGCGATTTTAGAATGGAATTCCGTATAATTGATGAATAGGACAGAGACATGCCACAGACACCATTAGGTAATATTGGCTTCGAGTTTGAGCACACACTTGGTGCTGATGACTGGAAGAACAGTTACGATGCGAATTGGGTTAGGGCTGATACCATTGCAGGTCAGCCGTTTGTTATCAATGCGACTTTAACGGCAGAGCCAGCAGGCCCGGCGGTTGGAGACGCCTATATTCTGGTGGCCACACAGACTGGTACCAATTGGGGAACCGACGGTGGTGCTATCGAGGACAATATTGCATTGTTCACGGGCTTACCGGGTCAAACTGATGGTAGTCCGTGGCTTTACATCATCCCACGTGTCAATTGGAGGCTCTACGATCGTGGTAATGCTCGTTGGATGGTGTTTAATGGTGCAGTTTGGCTGAAGGGCAACGTCCACAGACCCTACCAATTAACGATTGGTGATACTGCCGGCGATTACACACTAAGCATCATTGAAAACCAGAGCATGACTTTGATCATCGGAGATAACTTCGATGACGTGAACGATGCTGTTGTGTTGCCGAACAACGCT